CTTTAATGCCTCGGTTGAACCTTTTAACTTGGTATCAAATGCTGTAAAATCAGGCAATACATCATATGTTTTTAAATCTACAGATGGTGAAGGTTCGGCTTGCTTTGGTTGTTGAGTTGGAGGTTGAGCAGGTGACGGTTGTGGAACAGAAGCTTTCTGACCTTCTTGTTCATATTTTAAACCATTAAAACCTTCAGTAAATGGTAAACTTCCTTGTTTATAACCAATCAAATTTGGATCTAAATTTGGATCATTATGTTGAACCAATCCATTTTTATCTGTATATGTATCTCCCAATTCAATTGATTGAGCAGGAGTACTATATGCTGGTTCACTATACATTTGATTTTCCAACTTATAATTAGGACTTCTTTTAATTGGCTTAGCTAATTTATATCCCAATTGTGTGTATGTATCTGGTCTTGCTCCTCTTTTGGAAAAAGCAAATGGAGTTCTTGCAGCGTCACCACCAACAGCAACTGGACCAGAAGCAACAGGTGCGGTACCTGTTGTACTAGCTTCATTTTTAACCTTTAGGTTGGTTAAAATCTTTTTAATCTTTTGTTTAAGATTTTGCTTCATTTTTGACATCAATCTTTTTAATTTCTTCTATCAATTCGTATGCATTTAACAATGAAGTCAATTGATTTTCTTTAATTACGCCAACACAAGATTTTGTTGAAAACTGACTAATAACTTCATTTATTTTAATTTTAACCACTTCAGAGGTAACATTCTTCACTTGATCTTTTAATACTCCACTTATTCTCTTGTACTCTTCGTTGACGTATTTTGTAAATTTACTGGAGTTGGAAACATTAGTAATATATTCTTTTAGAAGTTTCTTTTGATCTGGCAAAAGATTGTTGTATTTGGTATTGAAGTTTTCAATCAAGAATTTATAGGCCAACAATCTAACTTCAGCACTTTGATTTCCATAAACATCCATCATTTCTTGTTCTGACTTCTTTTCTTTTGTTAAGCTCTCAACAATATATTCTCTTGATTCTAACAATTCAGATACATCAAACTTGACTTCACTTTTATCTTGATCTTCAAATAATTTGTATATAGAGGCGTATAACTTATAATTTGGAATTTTATTTTTCAAAAATTCGTCTATATTATACTTCTCTTTTATTTCTTTAATTATGTTGTACTTTTGCTTGTTCAATTCACGTTCATCTAGTTTGGAACGTGTTTGCAAAACAACATTCAAAAGACGTTCAGCGGAAGAAGCATCTTTGCTTTTTTGTTGTAGGATGAAATTGTAAAGTTGCACTTCTTTTCCTAGTTCTTTGCTTTCGTGAAAATACTTGAACATCAGATTTTTGGTAAATGATTCATCTCTCCCCGCTAGAATGTCGGCTGTTATTTGTCTAGTGAGTAGTTCAAACAATATTCCAGCATTCTTGAATTTCGAATGTTTTGCTTTCTTGTGCATATTATTTATTATTATTTATAAATATAATCAATGTGGTTAAATATGTAGGAATTATACTATTCTTTTATATTTTGTTCATCCATAAAAGATTTTTTACTTCCCTCTCGTAATATTTCTTTTTCTTGGTCTAAAGTTTTTAGTACATCGGTCAATCCTTTAATAGATTCTAGTGATAGCGGAGACTTGTTTTTATACTTGTGCGTCACAGACAAATCACTACGTCTATTGTTTTCTAATGTACCCAATGGATCTTCGCCAAATCGATAATCACGTGCATCTTTTCTACCAGTTTGATCACGTTCTGCTAATTTTGGGGGTGTTGATTTTTCCCCACCAGTTTCACCACCTTTTGGTTCGCCTCCACCTGGCGGTTCTCCGCCTGGCTCACCGCCAGCTGGCTCGGCGCCGCCTGGTTCACCACCTGGCCCACCACCGGATCCACCGGCTCCTTCTTTATCGTCCTTGTTTAAGAATGATAATGCTGGATCATTGCCTTCTTCTTCGATTTGTTTAAATCTATATGTACCTTTAGCATCATCGATAAGTTGTTTTTGCAACTCAATCATATCTTGATCTGATAAACCAAAAATATTTTCATAGATCCACTTCTTAGAAAATACTTTTTGTTCTTGCATATCTTTGGAGAGCTCGACTTTGCTTTTATATACGTCGATCTTTTCTTTTTCAAAGATAGTAGATGGATTGGTCAATTCCAATGTAAAATCGACCAACGATTCATCTCTATATCCTTGTGAATATAAATGAATAACCGCAATCTTATTTAACTCACTTACAATAATACGTTGAATACGTTGAACAGTTCTAGCAAAACGTATATCTTCAGCTGCCAATGTAGCTTTACCGCTTAAACTTTCATCATAACCTAAAAATGCTTTGGGAATCTTAAGCGCTGCCATCATTTTGTTACGAAGATATTCAATATCATCAGTACCTGTCCATTCTAGACCAGACAAGTTTTCGATACTTGTACCACTATCACTACCACGAACTGGCAAGAAAAAGTCTTCTACCATGTTCTGCAAATTGAATCTTAAATTGTAGTCGCCTGTTTGTTGATCCAAATATGGTACTTTTTTCATTTGATCCATAATGCGTTGCATATGGTTATCAACTTCATTTGGAGGAATATTACCGATGTCAACCTTGAAAATACGTTTTTCAGGAGCACGCATAATACGATGAATTAACATTGCGTCTTCCATCAAACTCAATTGTTTCCATACGCGACGAGCACCTTCTAAAGAACTTTTTCCGTATGGCAAAAAGTTACTATCACTCAACAAACGAAAATGTGCAATTTGATAATTTTCCAGATCTTCTAGTTTATTACCATATGGAAGGTTGACTTGGAACTTAACAAAATTCTTATTTGATAAATGTGCGTTTTCTACACGGGTTACATAATAAGTGCTCAATGGTTCTACCAAATAAACACCATATTCAGGGCTAATATGTAAACGTAAATAAAAATCTCCGTATTTGACCATACAACGAGTCCAACTCCAAAGATTGAATTCGATGTTTAAAATGTCATAAAACAAATTGTGTAGAATTTGCTTGATTTCATCGTTGGATGATTTAATATGAATTACTTCACCCATTTCATTTCTAGTTGTACATTCATCTGCATAGATATCCAATGCAGATGCTAGAATTGGATCCATATCCATTGTATCATAATCACGAAATAGTTCTACACGACTACTTTGATATGATAAATTGAAATCTCTTGTGTATTGATTATATGAAGTGGTGCGTAATCTATTAAAACGATCTCTTAAACTATTACGATCTGTAGCATACTGAATTTCGTCAGTATCAATTACTTTTAATTTTTTACCACCGATATTACGAACAATTACATCATTTGAAAACAAACGTTTCAAACGTGCAAATAATGAACGATTGCGTAATTCTTGAAAAGATTTATCTGCCATATTATTCTAGTATATAAGTATTTACAACAACCAAGTTAAACTTTCTTTTTTGTCATTTACAGTAAATTCCATCGTCTTTTGATGATCAGGTACAGTGCTTACTTGTTTTGGCACTGTTATTTGACTTGTTACTTTTGATATTTTAGAAACCATTGCTTTATTATAAGCTATTTGTTCGTTTCTAAGTTTTAAAGCTGTTTCACGAATCCACAATCCAATGCCTAGTGACATAACTAAATCATCATTATATCCCTTCATAGCCTCAGCTTTAGCTCCATTCCATATAAACACATTCAATTCCTCATAAAGTCTTTTAGACTTGATTATAACACCTTTTTCTCTAAAAAAGTTTTCTAGTTTACTAATAATTAATGGTCTATTTTTACTAGTGGTTGTAAATCCGGCCACTAATTTTTTGTCCGCCGAATTTAATTTATTAGTATATGTTTTTTCCACATCTATAACAGTTAAATCAGCTGCACTATAAAATGTATTTTGATAATCTCTATCTATAATTTGTTGAAGTGTAGCCCAACCCACGTTATTGTTTTCCACGACTAATAACGCATTATTATATTCAGTTGCAACACTTACCAACAAGTTTCCATAATCCTTGGTAGTTAATTGTCCTTTATATTCCGCAACTTGTTCCAATGTTTCTATGTCAAAGATATGAAATGCGCTATAATCTGCTCCATCTCCTCTCGCACAGTCGGCCGTTAATATGTAATTTTTACTATAATTTGGATAATCCCATATCCAAAAATCTTGATTATTACCACGTTTTTCAATTGGATCTTTAATATAAGTTTGTTTATAAAACTCTAAAATATCAATACTCACAACTTGATTACCAGATGTACTAAAATCACAATCACATTCTTGCGCTGCACCTTTTACACCTGACAATTCTGTTTGTTTATCTCTCCAAGCTTGATCTCTTTCTGGATGTAGATGCCATGGTAATCGTATTGTTTTAAAGTTGTTCTTACCTTCTTCAGCTTCTACCCACGTTTTATGAAAGAAATTACCAACACCATTTGGCGTACTTAATATAATAGCTCTACCACCAGTAGACAGTGTATATTGTGATGACAACCAAATTTCTTCAATACCGTCAATAAATGCAGCTTCGTCAATGATTAGTAAAGATAGTGCGGATGATCGACCAGCGGTACCAGCAGATGATACTGCTTTGATTTGCGATCCATTTTTTAGACGTAATGAAAGACGATTGTCTTCTACACAGGGAACTTTTAACCAAGACGGCAAGTTATCATTAGCAAATCTAACTTTGGTAACGATTTCTTTTGCGGTTTCTTGAGTAATACTAATACAAAGAATATTCTTATCGTTATGGAATGTCATTAACCACAAACTATAAGCTGCTGTAAGAGTACTAATACCCATCTGACGACTTTTTAATACAATATTAAGACTATTATCTACGAAGTCTGATAGAGTTGTCTCTTGAAAAGGAAACAATTCAAAGTTACAAGTACCACGAATAGGATGTTGGATCTTAACATACTTTTTCATAAAGTATATTGGATCCTCAATACACTTCTTATACTCTTGCTTTATTATTTCTCTTAGATTTGGCTGACTCATACTTTTCTTCGTAATCTTTTATCTTAGCGTTTAGTTCTTCTAAACGTTTATAGAGTAGTTCTAAATCTTTATTTAGATCCTCTAGTATTTTATTATAATCTTGAATGCCTTCCCATCTTTCAAATGAACCATCTTCTTCTAAGAATTCAACTGGTTTTCCTTGATTTTCTTCGCAGAACTTTTTACTTTCTTCAAACTTTTTCTTATAATCTTCCAAAATACTACGTTCATTTTTTAAATCCTGAAGTTCGTTATATACGTCGAACATTCCGATTAATTTAAGATTTGTTTGGAAATCAATAAAACAATCGTAGCAATATCCTGTTTTGGGCCAAACACGATCATCTAAATAATTGCCCCAACGAACATCCATCTTACAACATTTACAACGTTGTTCATTGATAATCGTAGCGCGTTTTTGAACTCTACGTTTACTACCATTTTTCCAAACCCATTTACGTCCTTGACCATCCTCCCACTCTTCACCTTCTTTACGGGTTGAATTTTCCAAATTAGAATCATATCCTACTTGGACGAATGGACGAACGCCATCAACATAATCTTTAACAATATCAAGATTGCTTTTACCTAATGCTCTTTTCATAACAAATATGTATTTATTTTATTTCTTAAACTTACTTTCCAAACCTTTTATAATAAAACTTCCTGTAATTTTGAAAGGATTGTTATAAATATTTGGATCTCTAACCACGATTCCTTCATGTTTATCTAAGTCACCAATCTCACTAGTAGCATTCTTTAATACTTCATCTCCTAATTTGATAGTGGTTAAATAAACAATGGTATCATTTATAATCTTTTGAACGTCTTGACCGGCAAAATCTTGCGTAATATTTTTGCTGTTTGAAGCATTAATAAATTGTTCACGGGTGATAAGTGGAAGATCGATTTTTACATTTTTTAACCAGTCTTTTAATGACTTGGTTTCAGCAACTTCTGTAGGATATAATGTTACTGGTTCTCTCAATACTTTGGCCAAATTTGGATCCGATTTAAATGATGTACCAACGCTGCCTAGTACTTTGAATCCATACTTCATTGCAACCTTATTTAATTTATTGATGTAGGACTGCATTGCCGCTTTATCATACGGTATTTCAACAGCAACACGGGATTTTACACTACCATCCTTACCAAATGTCTTTGGTTTGATCTCTTTTAAGCCATGAATTGCTAAAAAGTTTCCAATATCACCATAACCAACTACGTTTGTTGTACCTTCTACATATTCAATATTAAACAATATATTTGGATTGTTCAACAAGCCCAACTTTTTTAATTCGGATTTGGTACTTGGAATCGCTTCATCGAAAATATTGATTACTTTAGTTCCAATATTAATAAATCCATGACCTGGTTCAAATCTATTTGGCAAATCTTCGGGTCTCATGCCCTTAATATCAAGTGGTTTTGCTGATCCACGATCCATTACAAATTGGCTGTTTATCATACGGATACTTGCATTAACACCGTCAATCTTTACACTACCGGCGCCTTGCTTCAGAGACTTTACTGCTTTCGCAAATACACCTACCAATTTAGCGCCAGTATTTACAAAATCAAATGGATGTGCCATATGTCCACCTGCGCCGCCTTCTTGTATTACCTCACTTAAAATGTTATTTAGTCTTATCATATGGTTTTAAAAATGTTTTATCAAATACAGTAATTGCTTTTTTGTAAGAACTCTTAGTTTCGTCTAAACTATTATTAGTAAATTGCCAATTCCAAAAAACTGAAGTACTTCTTTTTGTGTTTGTGTAACATCTTTGCCATTCCAATTTTGTCCAGTTGCAATGAATCCTGAATCAATATTTTTAACAATATTACTTTCTCCCAACGTAGAATGTCTGTTTTCAATCCAAGTCAATCTTTCGATCAATTTTTGATAAAAACCATTGGCTTGACCCCATCTCACACTAGCAAAAAATAAAACGGTATCACTTTCAAATAGCTCTTTACTTACTTTCCATAATTCATCGTTCTTATTATTAATACTAGCCCAACAACGATGTTCTCCTGTTGGGTTTTTTTCTTTATCTTTTAAAGATGAATCTTTTGTACCACAATGATTTCCCCATTTTGACGATACATTGCCCTCACACGGAACTATATTTAATTTGGTAGTATCTATCAATGATACTTTTTCTTTACCTAATAATTCTTGCATTTTAATTGCTAATTGTGTACTCTTAGCAATATCGTCTTTGTGACCACTCCATCTATTACTGGTAGTTAACAATAGTACTTTGTTCTTGGTACGTAAATAATCTATAGTCTTCTTGTATTTACGAGCATAAAGATCCATATCTTGCTCGCTTTGAGGAAGTTTGGCTTCTAATAATAAATCGTTTAAACTAATCATTTTGATAATTGGTATAAAATTATTTGTTTGTTTTTTTAACGCAGTTGGGATATTTTTTACCAAACAATGTTTTCATACCTTTTTGCGTATATCCCTTCCAACATTTCTCTTCTATATTATTTTCAACCACTCCATATCCAG